TTGTGCTTCAGGCATGGTTTAAAAGAACGGGGGCAAGTAGCCTAGAATCTGCTGGTTACAGTACGTGTTTGAGTCAGGTCGAATAAATTCCACACCTTCTGGAAACAAGTTCTTGTCCCAAATCATTTCGCGCAAGCCAGAATTGAACAAAGCAAAACTCTGTTGCGATTCCTGCGGCTTGCCAATTAGATTCCAACCATAAGCATTGACGCCGTGGATTATCACATCAAAGTAGTCAGTTGGGACTTGAAGGTAATCCTCCACGCTTGTAAGGTCAATACGGTTCTTGTAGTATTGAAACTTGATTAGATACGCACCAAATTGTGCAAGAGTATTCGCAGTAGGAACTGAGGCACCCGTGGTAGTCAAGCCAGTTGTGGGTTCAGTCCAATCGGTTCCAATGGTAATTGGAGTGACGGTTTGGAGAGTTTCGGAACCTTCAGTGACAGATGCGTAGACATTATACGAAGCATATTTCACGCCGATGTCAGTCGTGTTGAATGCGATGTAGGGTGTCCGAATGATTGCGAGATTGTCAAGAGCAATCCATTGTTCTGTTCCATTGGCTGTAGAAGCACTCTCGCCACCAAGGGAATCTACAAAGGTAATCTTTACATAATAAGTCCGAGCAGCAAGCGACCCGCCGGATACCGATTGCACAATTGGATTTGGAATCGTCGGAGTGGAAGGATTGGCATTATTAGGTGGCGGATAGATTTGAAGCTCGTTGGGATTATTGGGGTCTTGAAGCCACGTTGCTGGAAGGCCATTGCGCCCCATCCCAGTGGTATCTTGCAATTGAGGCCCATAGGGTGGCGTTGAAAGCCATTTGAGTTGCCGGATGTTGGAAATATCCAACACCGAGTCTTTCTTAATCTTATCAAGGTCCTTTAGATTCAATCCAGTGTCCACAACCCCTTTAGGGCACTGGTCACTTGAACCAAGCCAATAGAGACTCTGGCTCTTCACAGTCTTGAAATACTGGGGCTGTGAAAGCAAAAATGTCCAGCGGCTATACCGGAGAACCCGCTTATGAACGCGGTTGATGTAGTCCATAAGGATAGATTGTCCCGGTGCAGCAGTGCTGGACAGTTGTTGTCGCACGTCTTGCGAGACGCTATTTAGAATGTCTTGAACCTGTGGATAGGTATTGTAAGCCATTAGTGGCCCTTATCAAAATAATTCTCTTGAGTGCTATGAGCAAGAACCATACCTTGCAAACCAAGTAGAAGCGCGACCAAATTACCATCGAGCCTGTGAAACCACGCCATGCCTGAGCCAATCAACATACACGCGATAAGGAAGAGAGTGTGACGGCCCTGAAAGAAATTGGAAAGTTTTTGAAACATCAAATCACCGCCGCTGCGTGTAAGGCACATGCTGAAACAAAACCTGCTACGTATCCGATTCCGAACCACTTGAGTTTGCTCTTTCGATTTTCCTCACGAAGCGTAAGTATCGTATCATCTCTAAGTTTGATTGTCGCAGCGCTTGTGGTGTTATCGGAGGTATGGGCTTTTCGTTCAAGGTCGAGCGCCGACTGAGCATTAGTGACTTCATTTTTAAGTAGTCCATTCGATGCCGTCAAATCAACTTTGTCCTGTTGAAGCAAGGGAACCAGTTGAACAGCCGTTAGAACTGATTGAGCATTGGAAAGCGGGAGGAGAACATCGTCGCCTTGAGCGACCCCGCCAAGTTGTGTGGCTACCTGAGCCGCAGTGAGAGTCGCATTCTGCTTTGGGACGTTGACCTCAATCACTTGTCGCTTGGCTAAAGCGGCAGTAATCTGTTGAATCTGAGCTTCAAGCAACTGATTCTGTTGGTTCAAAGCCGCAATTTGCTGGGCACTCTGTTGCTGAATAACCTTGTTCTGAGCAGTAAGGGCATCAACTATGACAGCCTGACGCTGCTCTGCGGCTGCGCGTTCGCTTGTCTGGATGTAGAGGACACCGTAAACCGCACCCACCGATAGGGTCGCAGCAAACGCCAATAAGATAAGATGGGTCTTTATCCAGGCCCAATCAGTGCTCAGGGGCATCAATCACCTCCAAAGTAATCGCCTCAAAGTTATTCACAGCGTTGACCATCTTGGTATAAAGTTCCGCGAAGGCATCGCGGCTCTCACCAATGGCATCATTCTGATGAGACTTGCCCACCAAGATGCAGCCTTCAGTATCGCTGGCCCAGTTGCCCCAGTGGATGCGGATTCCGATACGGAATCCGTCTTTGCCAATAATATTGTCCCTATCTGGAACATCTAAGACTTCAGGCATAAGGGGTAGGCAATTAATATTGTGGCAAAGAGTCAAGAATTGTGGGTCATTGCTGAATCGTTGTGAACGATTCAACGCGACTGAGTAAAGTCCAGCTTGAATGCAGGACCCTGGAAGGCCATCCTTTTTAGGAAGCTCCAGAGTCCAACATTCCAAAGCGTCATCTATAAATAGGTTCCCACAAGTGGACTGGGGAGTGAGAACAAGACGCTGTACTGTTAGTTTCATTTATTTAAACGCTGGCCAGAGAGTATAGATAGTGGTTACAACAATATCACCATCCTCTTTGCGGTCCCAAGTCTCTATTGTAGCATAGGTTTTTATTCCATGTGTAATTCTAATCACATAGTCCCAAAACCAAAAAGAAAAGAGATAAAAGTTAGCTTTAAACCTAGAGTCTTTAGCTAATAGAACATCCTGTGGAACTGTAATATGGAAAAAATGTACTTTAGGAATTAATTGATGATGTCCCTTTTTATTTAGCATTCTAAAGAGTTTGAGGTCCATATTGAATCCTTAGAATTTGTCAGCATGAACTGGGGCACCAAGTTTGCTGCCTCGGTTCATAACTTTTGCCATAGCCAAGTCAGGCTGGCGTTGCATGATTCGCATCTGTGCTTGGTGATATTGAGCAAGCAATTTGCGAACTGTTCCAGCCTTTACGGGGTCAATGAAATACTTTCCTTCATTGCCAGTTGGCTGTCCCTCTGCGTCCAATTCAGGAGTGAACTTCTCAAAATTAATAGAGACTCCAGTATGGGCATCTCCAAACAAATCTGTTGCAGGAACAGTCACCCATTCCCAAGTGGATTTGTCAACTTCTGCTTTTGGTACCACTGCTACTTTACCGATTGTGTCGGCCATTTGATTCACCTTTTATCCCTTGTGGGGATTATGCGAAAGGGCGGAGGGTTAGTGCTCCGCCCAATCGGTTAATTGTTATTACGCGTTAGTAGAATTCTGTCCGGCGGAAATGCAAGCCTCAATCCAGTTTTGATTGGTGATAATCGCTTTGAAAGCGAATTTATAACCAATCTTACGGGTCTGTTGCAAGGTATCCGTCTGTCCACCAGGAGCAGCCGCATACACGCGGAGGTTCTGGAGGTCGGAAATTTGATAAGCATTACGGCCAATAGCGAAGCTATAATAGAGTTTCTTGGAATAACCGGAAACGGACTGTGTAACAGCCGCGAAACCGGGAGCGTTCGTCTTGACAATCCTGAAACCAGACAGTTCGCCAACTTCACCGCGCCAAATGCGGGCTGGGTTGCCAAACTGGTTGGAAGCCTTGAAGTCAGGGTCCTGCAACATCGAAGCATGGACTTGTGGAGCAACAACGAGGACATAATCCCCATCATCGAACGGGCGAGCGCCCTGGTCCATTAGGTTCGCGTGCAGAGCAGTGAGGTCCACATAGCCGAGTTTATCACTGGCAGTGGTCGTAGCATTGGAAGTCTTGCCATTAGGATAGTACACGTTCGAGGCACTGGACAAGACGTTGAAGATGAGGATGTCATAGGTTTCAGCCGCGTGCAGACCGAGCACATAAAGTGCGCGTCCCACAACGTCATGCTTGGAAGTCAGTTCTGCGAGGTCAGACAAACGCAGAATGATACCATACTGTTCCGCAACTGCCTGATACTGACTCATTGTAAGACCAATGGCGTCAGGAGACAGGCCTTCAGTCAACTGAGTCGGAGAAGTCGTGGTAGAAAGCTTTTCCAAGCGGTTGAACTGAATCGTTTTGGAACTATTGGACGGAATTGGGTCCTTATCTCCCCACTGGTCAAGAACAGTCATCAAGACTGCAACTTCCAGTAGTTTAGCGGAGAAATACGTCTGTTGGTCGCTAGCAAGCGAGCCAGCCGGACCGGGAACGCCAGTGCCACCAGTAATGACAGTTACAACATCATCACCAAGGCCGAGCAGAATCCCGACGAGGGAAAGAAGATACTTAGTGAACATTTAGGTTCATCCTTGAACCCAACCCTTAAAAGTCTAACTTGACGCCTTTACCTTCCATCTCGGCAATCGTTGCTTTGATTCCTGCAATTGTGTTGAAGGAAGGTCTCGCAGCAACTTGACCCGGAGCAAGGGTAGTTTGAGGAGTGGTTGTTCGCACTTGTGCTGGTTGGGTGGTTTGAGAGTTTGCTGGAGGCGGATTTTTCGCCTTCAGAAGTTCGGGCAGTTGCATTCCTTGGTTTGCGAAGTAGGCTAGCTTATATAGCCCCGGCAAACGAGAGTAAAAACGAGAATCGTTTTCAGCAGTCGTGATAGCAGTCTTTAGGTCAGGATTGGCTTCAAGAGTCGTCTGAAGCGCAGCAGAACTTACAAATTTTCCAACTTCTGGATTTTCACTTGACACAGCTTGAATGGCTTGGGCCTTGACCGTCTGAGCAATAATCGGCTGAACGGGCTTTAAGGTATCCATAACCAACTTCTGTTGAACGCCCGCATAGGCTGCGGGGTCATTCTTGGAAGCGGCTGCGTACAAATCCTCAAGGTATTGCTTGGGATTCTGAGTGTAATCCAGTTCGGCAACTTGTCCCTGCGGCACTAATGGCTTGCCCGTTACCGGGTCAATGCCAGTCGTAAGAGCATATCGCGTTCGCAACTGGTCGATAAGAGCATCTTTTTCATTGATGCCCCTTACTGCATCTTCAGCAGTTTTATAGACTGAGCTATTCGCTTTTATGAACGGCTCACTCGCGGGTGGCTGTTGTGCAGCAGGGGGCGGTGTCTGTTGAGTTGCTGGAGGTGCTTGGCTCCCATCTGGCTGTTTTGCAACCTGTTGTGGAGGTTGCGTTACTATCGGCGGTGGATTCGATGGGAACAAAGAATCAAACGTCGCATCGTCGAGACCCGCTGGGGCGTTCTGTAATTGAACTACTCCACCGGGGGCTACATTATCGAGTTCAGACATATCATCTCCGCGCTTGTGGCGCTTTGAATTTTACTACATTATCCGATTGTGTCGGATTAAACTTTTGGAACTTCACAGACTCGTTCTATAGAAGAGTCTATCTCGCGGAAAGCGGCAAGTTCATCTTCCATCGCGTCGAAGGTCTTAGTGGACCCTTTGACGGTGGCTTTTTCAATTTGCTCCTGCAACCACGAGCACCAGTAAATTCCCGCTTGCAGCATGTCAACCTCACGCAAGTCTTTGTGGACATCGTGACTTAGTTGAGTTTCAAGTCGGGCGCGTTG